CAGGGACAAAATTGTGTATATGTTAAAATGCGTTTACCTTTTGAATCAGAAGAGGCTAAAAAATTAAACAAGGAAATATTTGAAACAATTTATTATGGGTGTCTACAAGGTTCTATAGAATTGGCTAAAAAGGATGGTGCATATTCAAGTTTCCCCGGCAGTCCATTTAGTGAAGGTAAACTTCAATTTGATTTGTGTAAAGAATTTGACGGTATTGATTTAAACGAATATTTATCTGGTCGTTGGGATTGGGATGCATTGAAAAAAGATTTAGTAAAATATGGTAGTAGAAATAGTATGTTATTAGCATTAATGCCAACAGCTAGTACAGCTCAAATTATGGGTAATACAGAATCCTTTGAACCAATAGATTCTTGTATTTTTAAAAGACGTGTTCTTTCAGGAGAATATATTGTTGTAAACAAATATCTTGTAGAAGATCTTGTTAAATTAGGAATTTGGTCTAAAGATTTAAAAGATACTATTATTGCAAACGATGGTAGCATACAAGATATAGATATTATACCAAATGACCTGAAAGCTTTGTATAAAACTGTTTGGGAAATAAGTATGAAAAGTGTTATAGAACAATGCCGGGATCGTGGTGTATTTGTTGATCAAATGCAGTCGATGAATTTGTTTATGGCAAACCCTAATTATAAAAGATTAACATCAATGCACTTTTATGCTTGGAAGGCTAACTTGAAAAGTGGAATGTACTACCTAAGAAGTAAATCAAGTGCTAGTGCTGGCAAATTCTCTATTGATCCTGAATTAGAACAACGAATCAAAGAAAAACAACAACGAGGAATCGAATTGAAAAAAGAAGAGGAAGAAGCTGTTTTAGCATGCTCACTAGCCAACCGTGAAGCATGTGAAATGTGTTCAAGCTAAAAAATAAATATATTCGTTCAAAATTGTATAAAAATAATTATATTTACTATAATAAAATTATTAAAATGAATATTTTGATTAAAAAGAACCCAAGTGAACTTATTACACCGGAAACTATTAATTTTATAGAACTTGTACGTAATAGTAATACAAGTTTATCTCTAAATTGCGAATCTAAAATGATAGACTTATTAAATAAAGAATTTACTGAGCAAGAATCACAATGGTATATAACGAATCTGTATATTTATTTAAATTATCATCCAACAAATGATTACCCTATTAATTTAGAAAATGTATATAAAATGCTTGGATTTGCAAATAAAGGAAATGCTATGAAAACAATTAAAAGTAATTTTATTAAGGATGAAGACTACAAAATAGTTATTTTCCGTACGGAAAAAAACATAAATGGTAAAGATTTAAGTGGAAAGGATGAAAAAGCTGCTAATATTGGTATAGGTAAAATAAATATGAGAAATATTATTAAAAATCAAGAAAAGCATAATAATTATTATTATATCGAGTATAGTAAATGTCCTTTAAATATTATAGAAAAATATGATAAACCAATATTTGGAATTAATTCTGTACATGCTAAAAAAATTAAACAAATAAATCCAATCACACATACTCACGTTTATTTTAATAATCTAAATGAAATTCAATTAAAATTAGGTATATGTAGTAAAACAATTATCAATTCAATTAATGATAAAACTTTATACGCTGGTTCTTTATGGGAATATTCTTGATTTCCTTTAAACGTACCGATCACGTAGTTCTTGTAAATTTATCTTTAACAAGTTTTAAAGTAATATATTCTTACAAATTTTAAATAATTAAAATATTGCGTATAATTATAAAATGATTGAACAATTTATTTCTAATTTATTTGGAGGAGATGTTGGTGCTGAACAACTTATGGCTGCTAGATCCAAGTTACGAAGATCACCAGTTTCTATGAATCTTCTAGAAGCTAAACGTAATCTTCGTCCAGTTGAAGTTTACAACATTTCTCGTGGAAAAGTATGCCCACCAGGTAAAAAACTTAGCAAAAATAAAAGTTGTATTAAAAACAAAAGTAAGTCTCCAAAAAGAAAGTCTTCCAAGAAAGCTAAATCTCCAAAGAGAAAGTCTTCCAAGAAGGTTAAGTCTCCAAAAAGTAAGTCTCCAAAAAGTAAGTCTCCAAAAAGTAAGTCTCCAAAGAGAAAGTCTTCCAAGAAGGTTAAGTCTCCAAAAAGAAAGTCTTCCAAGAAGGTTAAGTCTCCAAAGAGAAAGTCTTCCAAGAAGGTTAAGTCTCCAAAAAGAAAGTCTTCCAAGAAGGTTAAGTCTCCAAAGAGAAAGTCTTCCAAGAAGGTTAAGTCTCCAAAAAGAAAGTCTTCAAAAAGTAAGTCTCCAAAAAGAAAGTCTAAAAAGGTTAAATCTCCAAAAAGAAAGTCTAAAAAGGTTAAATCTCCAAAAAGAAAGTCTAAAAAGGTTAAATCTCCAAAAAGAAAGTCTAAAAAGGTTAAATCTCCAAAAAGAAAGTCTAAAAAGGTTAAATCTCCAAAAAGAAAGTCTAAAAAGGTTAAATCTCCAAAGAGAAAGTCTAAAAAGGTTAAATCTCCAAAGAGAAAGTCTAAAAAGGTTAAATCTCCAAAGAAACGTTCAACTAAGCTCAAGTAAATTTGTATTGTGATTAAATAAAAAAAGTATTATATATATTTTTTTTATATGCTTATATTAATTAAAACGAGATGACAGATAGGAAGAAACAGAAATCTATTCCTCGTTCAAGAAGAACAAATCATAAGGTTTCATTGGCTGATTATATTAGAAAACATTCTCCTATAAAAGCAGGTTTGAGGATTCCTGATGAAGATAAACCTTTAGCAAAATACGATAAAATTATGAACAGATTATATCTTGGTAATTTTCAAGCTGCAAAAGATAAAGAATTTTTCAAGAAAAAAAACATACGTGCTGTATTAAATTGTTCTAAAGATATTCCTAATCATTTTCATAAAGATAAAGATATAGAATATATGAGAATTCCTGTAGACGATTCTTTAAAACAAAAAGATTATGACCTAATGTTGGAATTTATGCCAGTCATTGTTGCCTTTATACATAAACACGTTGTTATACAGGGCGACAACGTACTTGTTCATTGTTACGCTGGTAGACAAAGGAGCGCTATCAGTGTGGCGGTATATATGGTCTCAAAACACGGGTATACTCCACAAGAAGCTTGTAAGATGGTCTTGGAGAAAAGACCAGAGGCATTTCACTTTGGAAAGAGTTTAAATTTTGATCAAGCTCTTAATAAATATTATAAAAAATATCACTCGAAATAAGACGATAATATCAAGATTTTACCAAATTGTTTATACATATTGGCACTTTTACAGATGAAATACAAGCTGCAGAAGCATATAATAAAAGAGTATCTGAACTAAATGATAAATTTAATACCAATTACAAATTAAACGAAATTACAGATTAAATGAAATTTAATTTTTCATTTAATATTACGAGTTTAAAAATAAAAAATATTATTATTACAATAATATTAATAAATGGAAACTAAAGAAAAAATAAGAGTTTTATTTCGTGGATGGTTTGAAATCCCCCATAGTTATTCATTAGTAAACTGTTTTCAAATAGTTCATTTGTATAAACGTTACAGTGAAGACATTGAATTTTATATACAAGAAATGCCTTATTTTAGAGAGGAATGGAATTCTTCTAAAAAATTGGTTTACAGTGAAGAATATAATAATATTATTCGTAATTTCAAGGTATGGAATGGTGAAGATGTAGATTTAGTATATAGTATTACGTATCCTTATGATATGAATATGTTGAGAGATATTCCTAAATGTGTATTTTATACATCAGAGTTTGCCACATTGGATAAAAACTATTTTACATGTAATGATCCTCAATTTTCATCAGAGGAAATTGTTGAAACGTATATAAAAGATAATCCAAAATTGTACATGACATCACCAAGTGTATGGTCATCTTTTGGTATGAAAAAGTATGGATTACCAGATGAAAGGAATAGGATTATTACTCACGGTGTGGATACAAATGTATTTAAATATGATAACAGTAATAGACAACGTATCAGAGATTTTTACAAGGTAAAACCTGATGATATTTTGCTAATTAATATTGGTTCCATGACAAAAAACAAGGGTATGTTGTATATTTTGCAATGTTTAAATATTTTAGTAAATAGACTAGGTAAAAAGAACTTTAAATTATTATTAAAGGGTACGGCTGATTTGTATCAATCCAAGGCATTTTTAGAAATTTATTTTGAAGAATTACGAGCTGCAAATGCGATTACAAAGGAGGAAATGGAGTATCTTTTAGCAAATAATCTTATTTTTACGGATAAAACATTATCGTATTCTAAAATTAATGATTTATTTAATGCTGCTGATTTGTATTTGTCACCTTATTTAGCAGAAGGATTTAATTTGACAACATTAGAAGCATTATCAGCTGGATTACCTGTAATGGTACCACAAACTGGTAGTACAAAAGAATATATGAATGATATTTATACAAATGGTGGTGAAGATCATATTATTTATATAGAATCCAATATAGTAGAGTTAACAAATGGTTATAAACAAAACAATATAGATTTTGAAAGATTATTGAATTTAATATTAGCCAGTGAATCAAGGATATCTTCATTAAGTCAATTACGAAGTGATACTGGCGTCGTGTCTTATAGTAAAATGAAAAATTATATAATCAAGGACTATAGTTGGAACCGTGTAGCAGAACTGCTTTATGATTATTTTAAATATATTATAGAATGTTAAAGCACTGGTATATAGATGTATATAGATGTATATAGATGTATATAGATGTATATAGATGTATATAGATGTAAGATAATGTCATCAGTAAGGTATTTTTATTTTTGTTTAACATTAATAGTATTATTATTTTTTCTTTGTAATTAATAAGAATATATGGATATAATAGTATTATTATTATTAGTTATAGGTATAGCTTTTGTGGCTGTTTCTTGGGCTAAATCTGATTTAAGATGTCCTCCTCCAAAAATAGTATATAGGTATATACCAAAACATACATTAGACGTTCAATTTGGAACTGAAAATAATCCTAGTGAAATATTTAAAGACATGTTTACAAAAAGTAGTCCTTGGATAGGTGGTTTTGGATTAGGTAATAAGACTTTTACTAGTGAAATACAAGCAGCTTCTGAAAAAAAGTAATGAAATGTTAACAGATATGTATACAAAAGGTGGAGAACGTATCTTTCACCCACTGTTAAACAATAAAAATTTAAGTTTATGGAAGAAGGACAACAAAAAGGACAAAAAGGACAAAAAGGACAACAAAAAGGAC